TTTTTTTCCTATTTTTTTATATTGAACTGGATCTGACGTCAAAGTTTCATAATCATATTTTTCATCGTCAATAAGATCACCATCTATGTCGTATTTTGACCTGTGTTCCTGCAATGCTTTATATTCAGGACTGGGTTCTGGGACCTCAAGTTTAAATCCTTTTAATGAAGGGTATTTGTATTCACTCATTTTTTAAATCCTGTATACCAAGTTTAACTGCATTCAAGCCAAGCTTCTCGTCTGCAATACGTATTCTTTCTTTTGATGCATCCTCAGCATCTTCTCTTTTCATTTTATCTAAGTCAATACGCTGTTCAAACTCACTTGCTTTGCGCTGCTCTTCTGTCATAAACTCACCTGATTTTCTTTGCATATCCATAGCACGAAGGTCAAGTTCTCTTTGTTTTAATTCAACAAGTGGATCACCTTTTTCCGTCATCTCTTCTGCTTGCTGTAATTCTTGTGTTAAAGCCATAACTCTCAAAGAAACCATAGAATCAAACTCAATTTGAAACACAGCAGGATCTGTTTTTTGCAATTCCAACAATTCTGGACGTTCTTCACCTAACATCGCTACAACTTGTGCTCTTGCTTTCATAGAAATATGCTCTGAAATATGCGCTTGTAATAAAGCATACACGACAGGGTTAATTTGTACCATTCGTGTCTTAATAAACGCTGCATGCGAAATTATATGCGCATCATGGTTCTGTTGTGGAAAGGCTGTAGGTACTTCTGTACGTAGAGCTTCTGCATTTTCAATTGCAGGATCTTTTGGAATCGGTGGTTTTTCTGGTTTTAACAGATTATCTACTTGTTTTGTTCCTAATGACTCATACACTCGTCTATAAGCCTCTCTAATATTGTGTAATTGTGGTGCACTTTGTGCAATTTGTAATTGTGTCTGCGCTAATGTTACTCTTTGCGCCATAGAAAAGATATTGGGGTCTGCAACAGGTATAACATCCACTTCATCACTAAAATCTGCCATTTTTATCAGTCTATTTCCTCCATAAACAGAGTACGGATAGATCGGAGGCAGATAGGTACCAAAAACTTTCGCTAAAAGTCTGAATTCTTGTCGCATTGAGTAGTAACAACGCTTGTGAATAGCACTCATGACCCTAGAACCACGTTCTAATAGTGCAATTGTTGTCCCTACAGCTCTATTTTGGGCATCATTTCCAACTGCCATGTCAGCAATCGCCGCAAAACGCTGTCCTGCTTGTACAACAAAGCCTAAAAGTTGAAAAAGTACGTTACTTGGCTCTTTGAAAGGCAAAATTTGGAACTGATCTTTGATATTTCCACCAGGTGCATCAACATCTCTGAACTCACCAGGCTGAAAAGGTTGCTCATCATCCCTAATTCGTATGCCTCTTGACTTAAAACCAGCTGGTAAGTTACTTAATGTACCTGCATCAAGCAATTGTCTAAGCGCAGCCGTAGCTGTTTTGCTCAAACCACCAATCATATGTATTAAACCAAAGCCATAAAACCCTAAACCAGGCAAAAATTTGTAATGTACAAAGTATTCATTACGATTTAACATCTCATCATCTGGTTTAAAGTTACGATAGATACTTAAAACTTCTTGTGAACCTTCATCAATAGTTACAATATACGGAACTTTTACATTTTTATCTGCATTTGGATTTTCATATTCCTCTAAATCTAAATCTACATGCATTTCTAAAATATTAAACTGATAGTCCCGTGGTCCTTGGCTCGTGATCCCTTCCATTTCATTATATTTTTCAGAAACTTCACTCTCCTCTTGTGTAGGCATCAACTCTACATCACGATAAAAACCACCTTTTTGTTTTTTTAAAACATCATTCTCCGTCATTTTAATAACATGTGTAATTCGCTCACAATCCATCAGATCACTCGCATAGTACGGCACTACCAGATCCTCGGCTGGAACAAATTTACTCACGGCTCTGGCACGAGTTTCATCATAATAAATTTTCTTAAACGCACTTCCTGCTAACGGTAAATAAAATAACAATTGATCAAACTCTGGAGTATATTCTTCCATTTTATCCATAAGCATATAGTTCATAAATTCTTTTACACGACTTGCCTGATCCTCTTTTTCTTTAGACATATCACCAACAACTTGCGTACGTACTGGTCCATCAGGTGGTAGTAATTCTTTATACGCTTGCGCTTGAAATTGTGTAACGGCTTCGGATAATAAAGGATGAGTCACGCCACTGGCACCCTTGAAGGGTTGACCCTCATCTCTATATTTAAAACCTAATAAATCTAATCCAGAAATATAGGACTTCTCCCAATCGCCACGAGACTCTTTATCTTTTTTAAATTCAGAGATAAGGTCAGATGATATGGATGTTAGTACAGAATCATCCATGTCTTCTGCTAAATTTTTATAGAAATTATCTTCTTGAGGAGGAGCCTCTTCTTGCATAGGTTCATCAGTCGGCTCTTCAACGGCCACGTCTACAGGTTCAACCTGTTCTTCTAGATTTTCTTCTTCGTCCATTATGTAATCCTTGTTTTCTTTTTACGAGCTAACTTACACCCACGGCTTTGAATGAAGTCACCTTCTTTAACTCGTCTAATATTAGGGTCTACTTTTTTTGGTGTAAATTCATCTTCTACTAACATTTCAGTTATTGATTCTATTTGAGGAACTTTACGTCCAACAATACGAAATTGTTTTTTACTCGGTCGCAAATCTTGTGATCTTTTTCGAATTGTTTCCTGATGTTTTGGAGCCTTAAAAGCAGGTTGTTGAAAAGCCATTGCTATCAAATCTTCTTTAGAACCAGCTGTTCCAAATGCTTTACTTAACAGTTCTAATTTTTTGGCTCTTTTTAATTCTTCTTCAGTTTCACTACTCATAATATTTATATTCCTTTGGAGGTAATTCTTCTAAATCATTATGATCTGAGTATAACTCAATAAAGTTACCTTGCCTATACCTTAACACAGCTTGGGTGGTTGAATCAACATAATCATCATTTGCTCCGTGAGGAAACGCTGCACATTCATCTATAACATCATCGGCAAATTTCTCACCAAACGGATACCATACCTGACCACTTTCAAACACAGGAGCACACGCATTCACACGAGTATATTTGTCATTACCACGACTGGGCACAAAAGGAATGACAGGAATACCCATACGTCTAAACTCTTGTGTCAAAGGTTCACCACTTGCTTTCTGCTCAATAATAGTTGTTTCTGGTTCCCAGTATTTATTCTGCGCTAAGGCTACTGCTTTTAATTCTGGAAAATCAAATTTACCTTTGATAGCATCTAATAAAATCATATGGGGTGAGCCTCCCTCTTCTGGAAAAAAAATACCCCAAGTCGTAATCGCCGAATAATCAGCTGTCTCTTTCTTACTAAACGCTGTATCATAACTTTGTATCACATGCATCAAATTAGGAATATGACCTTTCCATGCCTGCCACCATTCTCGTTTTAAAATTGCACCTTCTTCACTGGTAGGGTTCTGCATATACTGAGCCGACCAGTTACGAATCGGAATACTGGACTTAATCTTTTCTAATTCTTCTAACTCCCAATACTCTGGCCATACAGGGTTCCCTGAGTCGAGGATCGCGGGAAATGAAATCTGTCGCCACTTGTCGGCTTTGGGTTCAGCTTGAGCCTTCAATAATCTACCCGTCAAATCATCTTCTGCCCATCGTGTCATAACCACTAAAATACTTCCCCCTGGCTGTAAACGCTGTCGTGGACCAGAGGTGTACCAATCATACGCACGTTCCATTGCCGTATCCGACATTGAGTCTTGTTCCGTGTGTGGATCATCAATAATCAATAAATCAGCACCACGACCAGTGATGGACGCACCAACGCCTGCTGCATAATACTCTCCACCATGATTTGTTTCCCATCTACCTTTTGCTTTGGAGTCCTCACGAAGTTTTACATTACCAAAAATTTGTTTGTACTCTGGTGAATCAATTATGTTTCGAACCTTAGAACCGAACCTTACAGCAAGTTCCGTATTATGAGAGACCTGCATTATTTTCATTTTGGGATACTTACCAATGATCCACGCAGGAAAATACACAGAAGCAAATTCAGATTTAGTATGCCTAGGAGGCATATTGATAATGAGCCTTCCTTTTTTATCTTTAGCTATATTAGTAAACTCGTGAGCAATAATCTGATGATGACCCCACTTACTTCTTTCTTTTTCTTTACGACATATAAAATCTGGCCATACTTCTTGTACAAAATATAAAAAATGATCCTGACATAATTTTATATGCTGGATCCATAATGATTCTACTCTGAGCCTCAGTTTATCCGTAGTTAGTAAATCAGACTTCAAGAACCTTCTCCCATCGTAAACGTAATTCTAACTGAACATCCTGATGCTCACGATTATCTCGTGTTCGCCACCCCTTGTGATGTTTTGGAAAACGTCTTGACGTTGCCGTGTTTTTAAAATTTACGGCTCGTAAACTTGCACCACTTTCACTCTCTACAGTGTATGTAATTATTTTTTTACCACCCATACTCTGCCACACTTTAATCGCCTTTGCATACAAAAAACTACAGGTACCTTTTGGAGCCTCATCTAAAACACAGTTCCTACTTATCTCTAAAGTAAGGTCTTTATCTAATTTTCTTGCTACTGGTCTGCCGACAATTACAACACCGACTAAACGATCTCGGAACATGGCGCCTAAACTAAATTTATGTCCAGCACATCTCTTGTTGTGTCTATGGTGTTGGGTTACAAATTCATTAGCTTCTTTGAGACTAAGAGGAATTACTTTCAACAACTTACTCATTAGCACATTATATTCAAGCCATACGAAAATGCAAATGTTTACATATGTCTAACTTAGCGTATAGGTGTATACGCTAGCTAGCCGCCGCCGTGGGGCTGTTGTATTTTTGCAACAGTTAATGTGATTTGTAATGGAGAATGAGCCTTGTAAATTGGTGGGGATTATATCCCCACCAATTGTTATGATTAAGATGTTGATGCCTCTATCTCAAAGGCTCTTTTTTTGGTAATACCAAGTTTATCATTCCAATGATTAACAATAGTATCAACATAGTCAGATGATCCAACGAACTTGTCAA